CAAGGGGATTTGGACTGCTGGTGAGCTTGCTGATACCGAACAATTCATGCCAGCGTATGGCGACCACGGCAATGCGTCTAGGTATTTCTATTGTGCAAAAACATCAAAAGATGAGCGTAAGTTTGGATTAGGAGCTGAGATTAAGGCGAACACTCACCCTACAGTTAAACCAGTTGAGTTGATGAGGTATCTTGTTCGCTTGGTTACGCCAAAAGGAGGACTGGTGTTAGATCCGTTCATGGGCAGTGGATCAACTGGCATGGGTGCAAGAGAAGAAGATTTTAGGTTCATTGGCATAGAAAAAGAGCGTGAATACTACGAAATCGCCAAAGCTAGAATAAAAAATGTAAAACCACAGTTAAAATTGTTTGACATATAGGTAATGAGTGCTTATATATATGGTATAACATTTTAACAAAAGGAGAGTATGTTATGTATTATGGTGCATATGGTGCAAATCTAAATATGTCCAATATGGAAGTCCGTTGTCCACAAGCAAAGCCTATGATTAGTTTTATGCTTAAGGATTATAAGCTTGTATTTAATGGTGTTGCAGACATCATTAAGTGCAAGGGTGCAGAAGTGCCTATTGGCTTATGGAAGATTACAGATGAGTGTGAAAAAGCCTTAGATAGATTCGAGGGTTTCCCATATTTGTATAAAAAAATCTATGTCAAAGACCTTGATATTCCAGGAGCAAGAGGAAAGTGTATGTTCTACGTTATGCGTAGAAAAGGGTATGGTGTTCCACCAGCTCATTATTACAATTGTATTGCACAAGGTTATGAAGATTTTGGCATGGATAAAGACTATTTGTGTTGGGCTGTCCGTGAGGCAGAAGAGGCACAAGAACTTAAAGTCAATCTAGCAAGGAAAGTGGGGTCATAATGGCTAAAGTTAAAAACTTTCCTAGAGTACGTTGTACAAAATGCAATGAACAGATTCTGCGTAACCGAGAACTGATTGTTAACAAACGAACAATCTGTCTTGGTTGTGCAGTTGAAATGGGTCTTACACAAAAGATTAAACTAGATATTAATCATAAAGAGAACTGTTACAAACGTAGTGGTCTTGGCGATGATGATTGTCATTATTGTTGGGTTCAAACGTGGGGAGCAATGCGTGATTTAGGCTACGAATGTACCAATAATGGGTCGTGGTATAAACGCACAGATTTCCATAATGTACTGGTCATTTATGAGTAATTTACTTACCACTTACCAACTTACTTGGTAAGTAAAAATAGAGGGAAGTTATAAGTCATTGATAATATTAGATAAATTAAATCAACTTACCGAACTTACTTTTTCTCATTGCAAGTTAATTTTAGCTTGTAAGTCATTGATTTCATTGGTACTTACCAACTTACCGAACTTCCCCCCCTATAGGGGGTATAGGGGGGTGGTAAGTAACCCACCCCATACCCTATATACATTGTTAGCAAAAAAGGAGAACTTATGCCAAGAGTAGGAGAAGATCTGTCTAGAGAGCAAAGGCTATCTGGTCAGAAAAGATTAACAGATAAACAACAAGCTTTTTTGGATAACTTCATGCACAAAGACATGACGCAGACTTCGGCAGCAAGATCTGCTGGATATGCAAACCCTGGCGTTGATGCTGTTCGCTTGTTGCGTAACCCAGTTGTCCAAGAGCGTTATCAGGAGATGCGTGAGGAAGCTCGGTCTAGGTTCGGTGTAACGATTGAAAAGTCAGTCCGTGATCTGCTGAAGATCAGAAATGAGGCGTGGGAGAGCGGAAAGTTCGGTGAAGCTATCCGTGCTGAAGAACTGCGTTTAAAGGCTACTGGATTGCTTGTAAATAAGGCTCATGTGCTACATGAACAAGCAGATAGCATGACAAGGGAGCAAATACTGGAAAAACTACAAGAATTTCAAGATGTTGCACAGAAACGCATGAAAATAGCCACAAAGACCCATAAAGACCCACAGACGATAGAACATAATAGCGTAACACCCACAAAATAACGCCGACACTTGGTGTGTTCGGTGAGGCGTGGAGGGTCGGGCTTGACCAGTCGGGCTGTCGGGCTCGGACTTTCGGACTTGTTCGGTGTCGGAGTTGCCCAGACTGCCGTGCCTTTGCTTCTTTTTTTCTTTTGTTCGGTGTTCCTCCAGGCCGCTTCCAGCAAAAACGAATAATTGTTCGCTCCAGACCCAGCTTCCCAGCTGGTGTCGGGCTTCGGAGTTCACAATTGTTCGGTATTCGGCCCAGTACCTAGAGCAGCGTGTGCCGACTGACCAGCCGTGCCAGCCATGCCAGCATGCGTAGCGAACTATTGTTCGTTCTAAAAGTTGCAGCATGTGCAGCATTTTTATCATATGACATAATAAATTAGTTGTTGACAAGTAGGCAGTAATTGCCTATATTAATAGTGCAAACAAACAAAATCAAAAGGAGTTTATTATGGATGATTTAAAATTTAATACTGTTGAATATTCAACACAACTTTTAAAAGATGCTTTCCCCAAGGGATCAACTGTTTACTTAGTAATCAGACAAGTATCGAGAAGTGGAATGTATAGGCACATCAGTTGCCACTCTGTCAAAGATAGCAACATTCACCATTATTCTTATCATGTTGCCAAAGTTCTTAAGTGGACTTACAAAGATAAAACCAACTCCGTTGGTGTTGGTGGATGTGGGATGGATATGGGTTTTCATATGGTTTACACTCTTGCGAGTGTCTTGTATGGCGATGGCTATGCACTTAAAGAAAGGTACATTTAAGATGTTTTGGATGTTCTTAATTAACCTACTTGGTTGCCTCATTGGGTTTGGATTTGCCTTTTATTTATTACTAATCACATAGAAAGGGGGATTGTTCGGAAAACGCCAGAGCTTCTAGCTCTGGTTTTTTTTGTTCGTTTTTTTGCCAGTCTGGTTGAAAATCGAATAATTGTTCGCTCTCAATTTCCCGGCCCAGCAAGCTGATCGGTCAAAAAAAGTCGCAGAACTCTGCGATTGTTCGCTCTGATGCCAGGCAGCAGGCCGCACCCTAGCTGCTCGAGCCGGGCTCGGGAAACGAACTATTGTTCGGTCTGGTGCCAGGACACCAGTTCATCGGGCTCGGTGTCGGTGTCGGTGTTGGGCTTCGGAGTCGGAGTCGGTATCGCATTAGCCACGCCCATCTGGCTTCCCCCTCCTTTTTGAGCGAACTTTCGCAGAAAACCAACATATTTTATATATATAAAAAATGAACAATTGTTCACTTTAAGGTATACAATGCCTATTAAATTTAGTATACTTGATTCGTTACAAACAAACATTTTAACAACATAAGGAAAAACATTATGACTAATATTAAAACAGATAGAGCTTTAGGATTTGAAAGAGAATTTGACGATCTTGCTCCTACAATCTTACAAAATGAGATTAATACTAATTATCCACATCTTAATTATTTAAGAGTAATTAGAGATGGATCGTTACCTAATGGAGGCGAGGTAGTATTTCCTCCATTAAGCTTTAAAGCAGAATCCACATGGCAGATTTCAAGCGAGGTAAATGATATTATTATTAGGCTTGGAGGAAGAATTACGAAATCATGTGGACATCATGTACATGTTGGTCTTAAACCGATTACAATGGATGCAGAAGAGTTTAATTTAAAATCTATTGCTAAGTTTAAGCAGAACAAATATTTTCAAGACTCAAACGATGCGATTCAATTTGAGGTAATTAAAGACATTTGTTTTAGGTATGCTAAACATCAACAAGTAATAAATACTTTTTTAGCACCTAGTAGAAGAGACTCTAGATATTGCAGAAATATGGCAGATAGAGTTGCAAGAATTGAGAATTGTACAAATCTTGCACAATTACAAAATGTGTGTGGTGGAAAGTTTAACGCAATAAACATTTCACATCTTGAGTCTAATGGTGGGGGAAAAGGAACAATTGAATTTAGACAACATCAAGGAACATTTAACAACACAAAATTAAAAAACTTTGTTGAATGGATTGTTACCTTAGTTGATTATTCACATCACAATAGATTCAATTTAGTTGATCAAGGAACACGATACACAGAAGAGTTGAGGAACACGATGCCTCCTTATTCTAAATTGTGGAAAGTTTTTGAAATGTGCCAATCTGTTAATGGTGCAACTACTCAAGAGATTATGAGTCAATGTGGCATTAACGATGCAAGATCTGTACGACGCACAATCAATACAATTAGAAGAAAAATTGGTTGTACACAATGTGTTATCACATTGAACCAAGAATTCTATGGACATCTTAATGGATCATCTAATGGTATGTACGATCTTAATGGATATAAAATACCAACAGAAATAGAGCGAGTTTCTAATGGTACAATACAATTAAATAACAATAGCGATTGTATTTGGTCTAATGTTAGGGATAATCTTAAGGAATGGTTACAGAATAGATTTACAAGATAGTTTGTAAATCTACAGATCGGAGTCGGTGGGGTATAGGGATATACCCCACTTTTTTTATATTTGCATATAGGGTCGCACTTGCACTAACTTCACCACAAACAGCCCCCA